CTCCTTGCTCTCCCCTTCCAATACGATAAAGTTTGCGAGTTTCTTCATCTGTAAAGTCAAGTCGTTTGTAATCGAGGTCATAATCAAATTCTTTCATAGTGATCTGTCGTGGGTCCATCTCTTGAGCTCTTTAGACTCAAAGCGGCGATGTAGGTATTCTACTGCCTCTTGCGGTCGTGCCCGCTCCCCGCAACAGAAGATGTCACACTTTGCAATGCCCAACTCTGGCCATGTGTGTATGCTGATATGACTCTCCTTAAGTAAGATATATCCAGTTACTCCTTGAGGATCAAACTTGTGTGTCGCCACCTTTAGGTAAGGTGATCTAGCAATTATCGATGCATTCACTAAACTATCCTCTATAAACTCCTCATCATTCAGGAATTGATAGGGACACTCTACCAGATCGAATAAAATATGCTTCATTGAGGTTTGACTTTGACAAAATTATGGCATAAAAAAAGACCCCTGTCAAGGGGTCCTCCTATATTATTCGGGTATACCCAAAGCAGCATTAAGAAGTCCATTAAGTGTGCCCCGATTCTTATAATCCTTTGCAACCTTATCCCAGTCACGACCAACCTTACTTCCAGTTTCATCATTCATATACTTATCAATCCAGTAAAGAATGAATGAGACAGTCCTATCCATATTGTCCCAACGAGTGTCTTTACAGATGGTAGCATCCTTAAACATACCACCAGTCTTCCAAGTTTCAGTGATGTGTGTTACGCCATTCCAATCATCAGAGAAAGTATCTCCAGCACCCTTCTCAATCAACTTCCACATATTACGGAGTTTTTGATTGTTAGGACCATAGTAATGCAATGACATTAAACAAGCAGTAATAAAAGGTTGACACCACTTATCTTTTTTGGTCATCAATTCGTCGAGTGCTTGAAGACATCCTTTGATCATCCAAAAGGAAAGTTGATCTCTAAGTTGCTCCTGATTTTTGATATTATTCTGATTCCACTCTGTTGGTTTCATGAAGTGGCAAGCTTTATTCATGCCAGAAAGAATCTGACCTTTGGAAAGTTTTTCACTCTTAGGAGTGTAATCATAAAATCCTGTCAGAATACCAAACACTTTCTGCTGATTTTTTTCTGTTGCTTCTGCAGAGTCAAATGTATCATATGACTGCTTGATTTGATCCAGATCATCATACTCATATGTAATAGCAATCAGTTTTGCTGGAAGATAATCCGATCCTTCTTTTTCCCAATTAAGTGCTCTGGTATTTCCATCAACTCTAAACACCATACCTTTTGGGTATAGTTTTCCAGCAACAGTGCAGTCTTTGGTCAAACGAACCAGATGCACTACACAGTGTTCTGATCTAACTTGTTTGAGATGTCCTCTTGCCTTTGCAAGTCTTGCTTCTGTATCTCTTTGGCAAGGGACCTCTGGGAGGTTTAGAAATTCTTGCAGCGTATAATCGCAATTCACGGTAATATTACCCGTGAAATCTTTGGTTTCAATCATGTTTTTCTATATTAAAATCAACAAACTATTCACTAACCCTAGAGAAAGTGCCGTACAAGACGGGGCGTTTGTTGCTTTACTTAAAAAATATAGCATAAAAAAGAGGGGCGTGGTGCCCCTCTGTAAAGATATGTGAAATGAATCACATAAGGTTAGTAACCTTAACACGTCTGTAGTAACGGTTGGCGTTAGCGGTGAGCGCACCTTGACCTTGAGTAAGACCCTCAGCGAATGGGTTAGCGACCATTCCGTAACGAGTCTTAAAGCCGATCTTAGGCTGGAAGGTGTCAGGACCCACAGCACGGACCATCTGGAGGGGCACATAAGGGCAGTAGAAGAGACCTGCGTCATAAGCACTGCTACCTTTGTAACCAGCCACATAGAAGTGAGCGTCAGAAACGTTGGCAGAGTAAGGATCGACGTAGACCTTAATACGACCGTTAAGTGTACCAGCAAGAGTGCTGCTGTTGTCGTCGGGCAGCAACTGAGCGTTACCAGACAGAGCAGGAGTGTAATCAAGCACACCAGCCATAGAGAGAGCAGATGCCACATCAGCAGAGCAGATGAGGATGTTGCCCTTCCCGCGACGAGTTTCATGCCCGATAGCATTCATGTCTCTCTCAATTTGGAAGAGAAGACCTTTGAATTTCTCAACTGACCATCTACCGTTGGAGTCAACGTCGAGGTCAAACACGCCTGCAGTTGCAGTGTTGTTTTGAGCGCCAGGACGAGCGATCTTGTAAACAGTACGGACAACCTCACGGTTGATTTCCGCCAGCACTTCAGTGCTGAGGATGTTTGCAAGCTCAGACTCGGCATCCAAACCATGCACTGCCTTCAGATCCTGAGCAAGCTCAAGACTGTATTCTGCTTTCAATGCTCTTGACTTCGCAGTCACGGTAACCTTCTCGATTGAGAAGCCCATTTCGTTGAAGTGGTTGGAAGCGCCATCACCCAATGCTTCAGCTTGGGCAGTAGTCATACCTTGACCACCGATGGTGTATTGTCCAGCACCATCAGCAAGGAGACCTGGGTTAGATCCAGTCTGAGTGTTAGATGCAAGGTTATTTGCACTATTCTCAGATGAATGCTCAGAGTCAACCTCGTTGAAGAAGGTCTCAACTGCGCTGTTGTTGATGTCTCTGTTAGTGCCCTTAGTGGAGCGCATTGCAAAGATCAGTCCAGTAGGACCAGTCATAGGTTGCACGCCGCAGATGTCATAAGCAATAAGCTTAGGCATAGAGCGTCTGATCAGAGAGATCAGCACAGGGTCGAAACCTGCAACAGGACCAGTAGCAGTACTGCCACCTGAGAATCCTGTACCTCCAAGGGAGTTAGTAGGAGCTGCTTCTGTTACCAGACCGCGCTCTTCCTTGAGGAATTTTTCTTGGTTTTCCAGGAGGACTGAGGTGACCGCCTTTCTGTAGGTATCCTTAATAGGATCGAGCTCATTGTGCTCAAGAATGGGGTTCCACTTTTCCTGGAGTGCTTCTGCGTTAAACATTTGAATTACTCTTGGGTTAAATGAAAGGTTAAATTATTTGCTCCAACGGGAGATCGCTTGGGCATATGCTGCCATTGCGTCGCCAGTAGGTGCGTTCTCGACTTCAACGTCCTCAGTGACCGTAGTCGCTTCAGGTTTTGTAGAGAAATACGATTCACGGAGGGTAGAGACCTTCGCACGGAAAGACTCCTCATTTTCAAACTCAACAGCTTCCGCTAGAGAGACAAGTTTCTCGCGTTGCGCGAGAGAAAGTCCTTCAGCGATCTCTGTCACAATCCCATTCTTGATATAGGTGCCAACACTCTTAGAGAGCTCGACATTTTCTTCAATAGACTCGTTGAGTTTTGCTTCCATGGTATCAAGTTGTGCCTGAATTTCTTCAACAACATCAACTTTTTCTTCGGGGAGATCAATATAATTCTCCACGAAAACTTGCTTGAGACCAGTCAACATGGACTCTGCCATTTCGGTTTTGATACCGTGCTCAATGGCGAGCTCATTCTTGGACATCCATTGTCCGACTGCATAAGTCAGATACTCATCGACTTTTTCTGCAAGGTCAGACTTGACAGTCTCAATTTCTTCTTCAAGGACTTTTGCATAGTCCTCGTGCATACGCTCCAACTCTTCGTTGATGCGTGACACAACCGCTGCTTCAAAGATTGTCTTTGCCTTATCTTTGAATTCCTCAGATAGCTCTTCACCTTCAGTGAGAGCAGCAACATCAGCAGAGAGATCGACTTCGATCACAGTCTCCTGAGGCTCATCAGCGGGCTCTTCAGCAATCACATCACCTTCGGGTTCGTGACCTGCTTTCACATCACCCTTAGCAGCGAATTCTGCTTTCTGACCAGATGCGTCAGAGGGTTTTGTTGTGGGAGCGGGAGCATTCCCACCAGCAATAGTCTTATACTTATTGCTATCATCCGTGGGTTTGCTATTTTGGGGTGTTGGACCACCGAGGTCTTGCACACCAGCGAGACTACTACCGTCAGCTTCCAGTTTGGGCATTGGGTCAGCAGGTTTTGCGCCAGCGGTTACACTCGATTCATCCAGAGTTGTTTCAATCTCTTGTGACATTTTGTCTCCTGGGTACAAACGTGCGATATTTGCTATAGTTATTTATAGATTAAAGATTTTTGATGAAGGAGTGAAACGCGGAAAGTTTCATCTCATCCAACTGAGAGCGGTGTGCGTTATCAATTCTTTGCTTGATTTGCTCGATTCTTTGCTCTTGGATTGCGCCTCCAGCATAGACCCACTCTTTTCCTTCCATGATACCATTGACAAAAGCGTCAGGGGCAGAAGGATCTGCTACGATATCCGCAGCAGTGGCAAGCATAAAGTCATCAGCGACGACCTTAATACCACCCTCTTCCTTGATAGATCCGAGACCTCTGGAAGATACACCGAGTTTCACACCCTCGTCGAGAAGAGACTTAGCGATGTTACCCATGGGGGTATCAAGAAGTCTTGCCTTACCTACGAAGTTGTTACCCTCTCTTTGCAGAGAAGTAATCAGGTGGGACACGCGGTCAAGGTTAATAGTAGGACCATCGGGATGACCCAACTCACCTAGTGCGCGACCTTTGGAAATGTATTGCTCGTTGTATTTAGCAACTTCTCTTTGTAGAGTTTCTGCGCGATACATACGACCGTTTCTGTTTTTGATCTCACCCTGCAAGAAAACACCTTCGATGAAGTGACGCTTCGCGCCATTCTTACCTTCGACGATGGTTACCTTAGCGGATTCAATCTCCTCCCTGATCAGTTTCATCTGTAGTTTCCTCTGGTGGTGTATCAGTTACTTCAGTCTCTGCAGATGCTTCGACTTCAGGTGTTTCTTCCTCGGGCTCCTTAAACATGTTGGACCCGATCTCTTGCTTTTTGAGGTCAATCTGATCTACTGCTACAGTTTTCATAGCAGCATCCACATAGTCTGAAAGGTCTTTTTGACCAGCAAACAATGCGTTGACAATATCAAGCGCGGACTGTGTTGGCATGATTTATTTAGAATTCAATAATACTATTTAGAAATCTCCTTTTTTACGATCCGCAGGATCGATGCCCTGCTCCGCGTATTGATCCATAGCTTGCTGCTGAGGATCAACTGGCTCAGGTTGGAGTTGCATTGCCATTTGCTCGTGCTCCATGGCTGGCATTGCCATTGGATCGATGACCTTACCGTCCGCGATCTCCTTATCCATCTGCTTATCAATCTCCTTAAATAGAGCGTCAGGTTGCTTCAGGATTTGGCGGCGCATGTATTCCATTGAGAAATAACGACCCACGAAAGGATCCATTTGCTGCAAGAGCGCCATACGAGCATTCATAATCTCCTGCTCTTTCAGCTCGGAGAAGTAGTTGTCAGCAATGAAGTCATACTGAATATGCTCCTTCATGTCATCCCACTCTTCAGGTGTGAAGACACCTTTCAGAATAAGTTGAGTCTTAAGAAGGTCATTAAACAGATCAGAAAACTTCTTGCGGAGTCTAACGACAAATTTTTGGAATTTAACTTCGTCGCGTGTGATCTCCTCAGACCTACCAAGTTGGAAAGAAGCATCAGATTCCAAACGTGACTCAGGCACATTCAATGCTCTGTAGAGTTTCTTCTGGAAATACTTAACATCCTCCAACTCACCTAGGTTTTGTCCACCTGGCAGTGTAGTGATCTCAGTGCCGCGTCCGCCTTCACGTCTTGGTAACCAGAAGTCCTCCAGCATAGACATGAATTTTTTGTCATCACGAATCTCACCAGTATCAGCGTTATATACCA